AACTCTATCAGTCTTGCCATATCCTGCACAAGCAGGGAAGGTATTTTATTGTTCACTTTAAGGAACTGTTTGCCCTTGATGGTAAACATGCTAATCTGACTGTGAATGATGTACAACGTCGCAATCGCATCACTCGTCTTTTAGAAGATTGGGGACTGATTAGTGTCGTCAGTCCTGACTCTGTTACTGACATTGCTCCCTTGAATCAGATTAAAGTGCTTGCATACAAAGATAAGTCTGATTGGATTCTGGAGCAAAAATATAATATCGGAAAGAAAGGTAAGACCCAGGAAACCGAATAAATAATTTTGCGATCTTTCGTGCGGTCGCTTCAAAAGTCGGAACACCATACAAAGAGGTTCGGTTATTACCGTTCCTCTTTTTTTGTTGCCGTGTTATAAATATATCGGATGCCTTCGGGGTCCACACAATCAAATCTCGCTTTAAAAGGAGAAGTACAATGAACAACTTAGCAAAGTATAACGCCGCTAATTTGGACCAACTGTTAGACCGTATAAATAGAAACAGTATTGGTATGGATGAATATTTTCATCGATTGTTTTCGCTGCATGAAACAACGACAAACTATCCTCCATACAATTTAGTTCAAGTCTCAAATGTAGAATCTCGACTTGAACTTGCACTAGCAGGGTTTAAGAAGAAGCAGGTAAATGTCTACACACAAGACGGAAAACTCTTTGTCGAAGGACAACGAGAAGATGGAGAAACTGGAACCGAATACATCCATAGAGGAGTGGCTCAACGATCATTCACAAGATCTTGGACACTGGCAGAGGATACGGAAGTTAGATCAGTTGAATTTGAGGATGGGTTACTATCGATAACTCTTGGCAGAATTGTGCCACAACATCATCAAAGGAAGGATTGGTTCTAAATAGAACTGAATATCGTCGTCGCTACGCCGAGGGGATACTGGCAAAAACCAGTTGACTCCCCTCTTTTTTATTGCTAGAATGTTTGGAGGTTAGACTGCATTATGACAATTAAATTATTGGTTCTAAAGTCTGGTGAAGACATGATTGCCGATGTTAAGGAAATGGCATACGGTGAAGATGATAACAAAAGAGTAGTTGGATATTATCTTAATAAACCTTGTGTTATTAAGATGAGGAACCCAAGTCAAATTCCAGAATTGCAGGATGGTGCAACTAAAAAAGCTGGTTTTGAAGTTTCTTTATTTCCTTGGATTCCTCTTTCTGCTGAAGAAACTATTCCTATTCCATCTGACTGGGTTGTAACTATGGTTGATCCAGCATTCAAACTAAAAGAAATGTACATTGAGGACATCGTAAAATATGGAAAAGTCATCGAAGACAATAAAGGCAATTCTACTGCTGAACAATCAGATTCTGATCAGTCAGATTGATGAGGTAGGTGCGGATATTGGTCAACCCGATTGTAAGTTGACCAGTCCATTCCTTTATAAAGAAGACGGAACTTTAGAACCTTGGTTAATTAATGTTTCCCGTCAAGATGTTTTTATGATTAGTTCTGATAAGATCATGACTCTTACAGAACCTATGCCCACCCTAGTTGAAAAATACGAAGAACTTACTAAGTAATGCGTTTCTACACTAATGTTCAGTTGATTGGAAATCAGTTCCTCGTTCGGGGAGTTGAGAACGGAAAGAGATATGAGTACAGGGATGAATTTTTCCCTACTCTATATGTGAAGTCGAAGAAGAATTCAAAATACAAAACATTAGGCGGAGACCCCGTTGAAGAAGTGCGTCCTGGCACCGTTCGGGATTGTCGTGAGTTCTACAAGAAGTATGATGAGGTTGATGGATTTGAGATCTATGGAAATGATCGATACATCTATCAATACATCTCAGAAAAGTATCCAGAGGATGAGATCAAGTTTGACATTAGTCAGATCAAACTTGTTACTCTGGATATTGAGGTTGCTTCCGAACAAGGATTCCCCGATGTAGAATCTGCATCGGAAGAGATTCTTGCAATCACTATTCAAGATTACAGCACCAAAAAGATTACTACCTGGGGAGTCAAACCTTTTGCAAACAAGCAAGAGAATGTGACTTACTACAATTGTCATAGTGAGTATGAACTTCTCAGTAACTTTATCAATTACTGGATGGTTGATGTTCCTGATGTGATCACAGGTTGGAACATTCAGATGTATGATATTCCTTACATTTGCAAACGACTCAATCGTGTCCTTGGTGAGAAGTTGATGAAGAGATTATCTCCTTGGGGTCTTGTTACTCAGGGTGAAGTTTTTGTTCTGGGTCGAAAGCAAACTGTCTTTGATGTTGGTGGACTGACTCAACTTGATTACCTTGATTTGTATAAGAAGTTTACATATAAGGCACAAGAATCATATCGTCTTGACTACATAGCTGAGGTGGAGTTGGGACAGAAGAAACTGGACCACTCTGAGTTTGATACCTTTAAAGATTTCTACACAAAAGGGTGGCAGAAGTTTATCGAATATAACATCGTTGACGTAGAACTTGTTGACCGTCTGGAAGACAAGATGAAACTGATTGAACTTGCATTGACTATGGCATATGATGCCAAGGTCAACTATGCTGATGTGTTCTATCAGGTCCGCATGTGGGATAACATTATCTACAATTACCTTAAAAAAAGAGACATCGTTATTCCACCCAAAATTCGTTCTGATAAAAACGAAAAGTATGCGGGGGCATATGTCAAGGAACCGATTCCTGGAAAGTATGACTGGGTTGTGTCTTTTGACCTTAACAGTCTCTATCCTCATCTCATTATGCAGTACAATATCTCGCCAGAGACCCTCCTGGACGAGAGGCATCCAACAGCAACAGTTGATAAGATACTTAATGAGGAGATAAACTTTGAACTGTATAAAGATAATGCGGTCTGTGCCAATGGTGCAATGTTCCGTAAAGATGTCCGTGGATTCTTACCAGAACTCATGGAGAAGATGTATGGTGACCGTGTAATCTTCAAGAAGAAGATGCTTGCTGCAAAACAAGAATATGAAAAGACTCCTACTAAGGCACTGGAGAAAGAGATTGCCCGTTGCAACAATATCCAGATGGCTAAGAAGATCTCACTCAACTCTGCTTATGGTGCAATCGGTAATCAGTATTTCCGTTATTACAAATTGGCCAATGCGGAAGCGATTACGCTTTCTGGTCAAGTCTCTATCCGTTGGATTGAGAGTAAGATGAACCAGTATCTAAATAAACTGTTGTCTACAACCGAAGAAGATTATGTTATCGCATCAGACACTGATTCGATATATCTTAATCTCGGACCTCTTGTTGATAAATTTTTTGCTAATAAGTCTGGTGATAAAGCAAAGGTCGTTGAACTACTTGATATGGTATGTCGTGACAAGTTGGAACCGTACATCGATAAGTGCTACCAGGACCTGGCGACGTATGTATCGGCATATGACCAAAAAATGCAAATGAAACGTGAGAATATTGCGGATCGTGGTATTTGGACTGCCAAGAAACGTTATATTCTCAACGTGTGGAATAGTGAGGGTGTTGCTTATGCAGAACCCAAACTGAAAGTTATGGGCATTGAGTCCGTAAAATCATCTACACCTGCACCCTGCCGCAAGATGTTGAAGGATGCATTCAAGATTCTGATGACAGGAACTGAAGATGATATGATTTCATTCATTGATAAGTCCCGTGAGGAGTTTAAAAAACTTCCCCCTGAGCAAGTATCATTTCCCCGATCTGCTTCTGACGTAGTGAAGTATAAAGGTTCCTCAGAAATTTATATTAAAGGAACTCCCATTCATATTCGTGGAGCACTTTTGTTCAACCACTATATCAAAGAGAAGAAACTTACTAACAAGTATTCTCTTATTCAGAACGGTGAGAAGATCAAGTTTTGTTATCTTAAAAAACCAAATATCATCCACGAAAACATCATCTCATTCATTCAGGATTTCCCACGGGAACTTAATCTTGACAAATATATTGATTATGACCTACAATTTGAGAAAAGTTTTGTAGAACCTCTAAAAGCAATCCTTGATGCGATTGGTTGGAACGTGGAAAAAACTGTAAACCTGGAACTATTTTTCTCCTAATGGACCTGCCTATTAACGATAAAGAACTTGCTACCATTGTGAAAGCATTGACTCTTGGTGGTGATGTTGCTCTTTATCAAAAATTAAAGACTATCAAAAAAATCCGTGAGGAAAACCCTGGTGGTCCTTATAAAAAAATTGCCCGTGAACAATTTGGATTCGTACTATAATGTTTTTCGATAAGATTAGTTTAGTTACTGGTGGATTTGATCCAATCCACAGTGGACATATCAGATATTTTGAAAGAGCAAAAGACCTCTCAGATTATCTTGTGGTCGGTGTAAATACTGACTATTGGTTGACTCGCAAAAAGGGTCAGTATTTTCAGTGTTGGAAAGAACGTGCAGACATCGTTCGTCACTTGAATATGGTTGATGCTGTTATTTCCTGGGATGATGGTGACGATAGTGCTTGTGGTGCTATTGAAAAATGTCTTGACATTGCACAAACTGTAATCTTTGCTAATGGTGGGGATCGTGCAAAGGGAAACACTCCAGAACTAGAGAGATTTAAAGATGATCCTAGAGTCCAGTTCGTTTGGAGTGTTGGTGGTGATGAAAAAATGAATAGTAGTTCATGGATTCTCCATGGATATTTTGAACGTCAGAGAAAATTACTAGGTATTTGATTATGGATTTTTTAAAAGAAATTGTAAAAGAAATCGGTGATGACTACACAAAACTAGCAGCAGACATCGATGAAACAGAGCAATATGTTGACACGGGTTCGTACATTTTTAACGGACTTGTTTCAGGGTCTATATTTGGTGGTGTATCTGGGAATAAGATTACTGCCATTGCTGGCGAGTCTAGCACTGGAAAAACTTTCTTCAGCCTCGCTGTCGTTAAAAATTTCCTTGATGCTAATCCTGATGGGTATTGTCTATATTTTGACACTGAAGCCGCTGTTAACAAGACTCTTATCGCAAGTCGGGGTATTGACCTAGAACGACTGGTTGTTGTCAATGTCGTCACCATTGAGGAGTTTAGGACTAAGGCACTGAAGGCAGTAGACATATACTTAAAGAAATCTGAAGAAGAACGCAGACCCTGTATGTTTGTGTTAGACTCTC